TTTATTACAAAAAGGTTTGATAGGTTGATCATCACATTTGTAATAATAATCTTTACGTTGTAACTGTTTGATAACAGCCCCCACCTCAGTATGGCTAAGTGGTGGTTGTAAATAATCCACATTGTATCTTTGCACTAATGCTTCCCAATTATCAGCATCAAACATTCGTGCGTACACACCCAAATTAAAGAGAGCATTATTGCGTGAGCCTTCACCAAACCCTTGCTGACAAAGTTCATTCAGACAAGGTGGACCATCCTTTAACTTTGGTTCTGGTTCTGAGATACGGTACTTTGCAAAATCCTCAGGTGTTATTAGATATCGTGCTGCTTTTGTTACAAAATCTTTAGGCGGCATTAACTCGCCTTTAAAATCATAAACAGACCGTGTACTTAAATCACCTTTAAAGTACGGCATATTCAAACCATTACCAGTATCACCACGGTCTACCAAAATGGTTGTTTGTTTAGGGAATATTTCACCTTCAGCATGGCCTAATGATGCAGCTAACTCAGTAAGTTTAGATTGTACAAACTCAGCTTTCAGCGCATCTTTAAAGAAAAAATAAACATGAGCACCACCACTTTTACTACGTCCTACCCATCCTATAATTTTTGCTTCTTTTAATTTATTTACTAATAATTGATGGTCAACACTATAATTATCAATATCAATCGCACCCCATTTACACAGACTATCATCACGAATAGGAATGATTCCTAAACCCTGTTTACCATCAAGGTGCTGTTGCCAGAGTTCTTCTGTGGGTGGCTCTTTTATAATTTTGTATACGCCTAGACGTTTACCATCACCGCGCTGTTCTTCAGGGTTAAACACCCCATGAGCGCGTTTATTACCATCAAATAATTTTAAAAACTGTTCTGCTAATGTCATTGCTTTCTCCAATGAGAAGGGTGGGAGAGTAAGGTTAGTTGATACCTAAACCCTACCCTCCCGAGCAACCTAGAGGCGATCAACCCCCTTGGTTGTACTTAAAAAGGCACATCATCATCTGGTGGTGTACCTTTATCCACAGGTGTAGTAGGGGCTGTTTCTTTTACCTCCACTTCACCAGCTTTTACTGATTTAGCAAACTCTACTGCCATTGAGAAATTAGCATGGTCTGCAGGGTTATGGGGCTTACCGTCTTTATCAAGGGATAAATCCATCATACCTACTTTTGCAATATCCCAACCAAACCAATTACCTTTATCATTGCTTTCAGCAACAGTAGATAGTTGGTAGGTATGGGACATCATGGGTAAAGTATATGATTCACCGTTTGATTTTGTACCTGACAGAGCTTGCATTTGTGTGACCCATTTACGAGCTTTCTTTAACTGTGTACTAGACATAGTTATTAAGCACCGTTGCGGACCATCCTCATCAAGCAAGATTACAAAGAACTGTGCTGTATTAGTAAGTATATTACCATTAGGCAGGATATCCTCACCACGCTCATTCTTTGTTGTAGTATTGGTAATAGGGTCATCAGGATGGTAAGAACCAAAATAGCCACCACCTTTTTCCCTAGGAGCCCATTCTACAAACCTACGATTGTAATAGCATGGGACAACAGTCACACCCTTTTCACCATCGTATGCTTTATTAGCTACCGTATTAAACATCATACCAGCTTCAGCACCCTCAACATAAGCACCATCACGCTTATTCACTTGTGGACTGAGTTGTGCAAGTATGCGTAAAAACGGTACTGCCATATCTTGTGAGGTGGTTTCCTCAAAACCCAAACCACCCATATCCTCAAACTGGGATGCCATTGCTATCGCAGTTGATTCTTTCTTTGCTACTTCTGTTGCCATATCTACCTCCGTATTTTGGCTCTCTGCCCCACATANANACCCAACAGGTCATATGGCAAATTCTCGCCNTTTTCTACCTGTTCCTTCACAAACGACTTTAGTGTCATGGGTTCCACCCAAGTCTTAGTTTGTGTTTGCATACCGCGCTGTTCAAGCTCGGCAAGCAAATCTTTAGCAGAGTTATCCTCACCACGACCAAAGGCCGCTGTAACGTGGTTCTTTATAAGGGAACCATGCCCTGCTTCTATAAGCCATTGAAAGGCTTCATCCATACGGTCTTTGGCAATGCTGGCATTATAATAAGGCGCAACACTAATCTCACTGCCATCCTCCATCTTAAGTTCAGTAACCCCATACTCTTGCAAAGCGGCTGGTAACAAATCTTCTGCTACCTTGCGATGCTCGCGTTTGGAATCCTTTAACTCTAACTCTAGATCAGCAATGCGTTTCTCTAACACAATTTGTTGTTTGCATAGGTTACTCACAGTGCTGATACCCGATTGATTTATGCTGGTTAGGTCTCCAGCTACACTTTCAAAGTCCATTAACTAGACTCCTTCCTATGATATAGATCTACTTCCAACGGATAATAACGTTCCTCTAACCTATCCCACTTTAATGCTTTAAACCTACCATTGTTCATTCTGGCTGCTTCAGCACAGGCAATGCCTATACATAAAGGGTCACCAGATAATAATAAGTAATCATTATCATTAAAGTTACGAAGGCCTCGGCTAATCCTACGCACCGTTGGTTGAGTGCTGAATGAAACCTGTTCCTTAGCCGGAACAAGTATCTGCAAATCGCCAAAGGCAACTGCATCTGTGATATCTCTACCACGCACTTCTTGTGTAATGTAGACTGTCACGGCTTTCTACTCCGCTGCTTTCTATGCTTAGTGGTATTACCAAGCAAAATTACCTTACACATTTATATATAGGGGTAAAACAAAAAACTTATCATTGTTATCCATCCGATATTTTAATATCTGATATCTGATATCTGGGAATTGTTCATTTACAAACGGTTACTTTGAGCCCCTACGCGAGATAGAACACGAACATAAAAACATATATAAGATTTTGGTTTTTGTGCTATTATAAAAAGTACCCAATAGAAAGCGGTGTAATGCGTTACAAATTTAAATACAAGCCCTACGAGCATCAGCTCGAGGCACTAAAAAGATCGTGGAATAAGAAAGAATTTGCCTACTTCATGGATATGGGGACAGGTAAATCAAAAGTTCTTATTGATAATATGTGTGTNCTCTACGANCGTGGAGAGATTACNGGTGCATTNATAGTTGCCCCTAAAGGTGTATACCGAAACTGGGAGCAAGGTGAACTNCCCACGCATATTCCTGAGCATGTTATGTATGATACAGTGCTATGGAATCCTAGCCAGACTAAAACACAATTAGAAAANCAAAATAAACTTTATGTTGTAGATGATAACNTAAAGATTTTTGTTATGAATGTAGAAGCTTTCAGTACTAAGAAAGGTTGTGAAGCTGCCGAACGTTTTTTAAATGCACATCCTTCACTTATGGTTATTGATGAAAGCACTACTATAAAAAACAAAGATGCTAAACGTACTAAGAGTATTGTAAAGATAGGTAAAGTTGCACAGTACAGACGTATACTTACAGGCTCACCAGTAACAAAAAGCCCTATGGATCTGTACACACAGGCAGAGTTTCTTGATGAATGGTTATTGGGGCATAGTAGTTTTTTCAGTTTCCAATATGAATATGCCATCGTACAAAGGCGTAGTATGGGAGCGCATAGTTTTAATCAAGTAGTAGGGTATCGTAATTTAGATAAACTCAATAGTATACTTGAAAACTTTAGCTATCGCGTAAAGAAAGAAGANTGTTTAGATTTACCTGATAAAGTATACATTAAACGCAGTGTAGAACTCACTGAAGAACAAAAGTCTGTTTANAATAGTTTNAAAACATTTGCTCTTGCCTTATTAGAAGATGGCTCAGTAACTACTGATACTATCCTTACGCAATTACTCAGGCTGCAACAAGTATGCTCAGGCCATGTAAAAATGGATGATGGTGAAATGAAAACTTTCAACTCAGCTAAACTGCCAGAGCTTATGTCTGTATTAGAAGAAGTAGATGGTAAAGTTATTATATGGGCTAACTTCACACATGATATAAAAACAATAGAACAAGAAATATCTAAAATGTATGGTGCTGAAACAGTAGCTACATACTANGGNGAAACAGAGAGTGATGAACGGCAAGCTATTGTNAACCGCTTTCAGGATCCAGACAGCCCCCTTAAATACTTTATAGGCCAACCACGCACAGGTGGTTATGGGCTGACTCTGACAGAAGCTAAAACTGTGATATACTACAGTAATAGTTTTGACCTTGAAATAAGGTTACAAAGCGAAGATAGAGCGCACCGTATTGGACAAACAAGTAAAGTTACTTATATAGATATTGTAGCTGATAAAACAGTAGATGATAAAATACTATTAGCATTACGGAACAAAATCAATATAGCTAGTCAAGTCCTTGCTGAAGATTTTAGGGATTGGATTGTTTAAGGTCTTGAGATTATAAAAATCATACCCATGAAAAATATTGCTGCTGCGATCATTGCGCCACTTATCATAAAAAATTGTTTTATATTTTCAGCAGTTTCCATTTCTTGTTGACGCTTTAAACGACGAGCTTCAGCTTCAGCTTCTTTAGCTTCGCGTATACGTTTAGCTCTTTCATCTACGATACTTCTCCATGTCCCATGACCAAACCGCATATCAATCATACTGGCTATTTCTCGCATTTGTTCTTGGGCTAACTTTGCATCTATTACTTCTCTAGCAACATTAGTAACACCAAACTGATCGCCAATACCAACTCCAGACTGTTGGTTACGACGTTGTTGGACTTGTTTTTCTCCCTCAAAGAGTTTGTCTATAAAACCCGCAATCTCACCAACATCATTAGCAGTACCNATAGCACCTTTAATACCATCAACAGCACTTTTGAATAAGGCTATCCCTGCGAGAGCAGTGGATATAGGTTCCATATCATACCTCCCGCATACGGGAGACTAACCGTTCAGCACGATTGGTTACTTGGTGATACCATTTTGAGTCAACCATCTCATCAGCTGCTTGCTGCCAATCACGTGCATCGACACCAGCTTTCATACCTTTGAATTTGCTTAACCGAGGGTACCCCATATTGAACATCATATTTGCTATTATCAGTTGCACTTCTTCTGGTAAGGAATCAAAGTCGGCGTACAATCGTTCACAGTCTTCGAGGACTGTTCCAACATCTTTATTAAAGCACTCTGCGACTCTATCTGTTGTGATAAATGTTCCGACTGGACGGTTATACTCTTCGTCAGATTCAGTGACCAAGTGACCAATCCCAAAAGTAGGCAGACCCAAATGATCCAAGTATATTTCATACTTACACCCCTCATCTGCTTCTATTTGTTTCCGTAATACGTCAAGATCCATTATGCTAATCCCATGATACCTTGGTTACGACGATTTGCTATTGCACCACCTAACTCATCGCGAGGAAACAGAGAGGAAAAGTTCGTAATCCCTGCACCCTGACTAGCTCTAGGTGGTGGTTGTATCTGTGGTGCGCTCGCTAATTGTGTAGGCGCAGGAGTAGTAGGGGCAATAGGTGGTGCGCTCACTACTTGTGTAGGTGCAGGAGGAGCAGTAGTAACATCAGGGGCTACAGAAGAAACATCTCCTAAGTTAGGAGCTTCATCAGTTCTTAATACTTCTTCTTTTGCCGACTCACTATTTTCTACAAAACCTTGACGAATGCGGTCTAGAATCGTAGCATACACAGAACCTTTATTACTGGTCAACCATCTTTTGCCATGAATTTGTTTTAATTGACTAACCGAAGCTGGTTGAGCAAGAGCTTTTGCTACTAAGTTAGATTGAAATATTAATTTCAAAGCACCAAATGCTCCAGCTGGGTTTGAAACAGCTTTCTGTAAATTAGCGACAACTTCAGCTGATTGCAAACTTGTACCTAAATCTTCAGTAGAACGAGCAGCATCTACATAAGTTCTTATATCTTGCAACTCTTTTAAATATTCGGGGTGTTTTGCACTTTTAAATAAAGGCGAAAGATTTGCATAATCACCATCAAAAGTTACTAATTTTTTTATTTCATCTGAAAGTATTTTTGCATCTACTATCTCTGCACCTGATTCAGGGTCTTGTTTTACTGCTTTTTTTAATATGCTATCCATGATAGATGCTCTCATATTAAGAGCACGATTACCATTAAAACCCCCGCCTTGTGAAATAAATTTACTAAACTCATTATCTGTCATGTTTCTAGTAAGTTCTAAAATTCTAGATGCTTCAGACATATCTCTGGTTAGATTAGCCGTAATTGCATCCGACTGTAACCATGTGGATTTATCTGCAATTCTTTCAAGGGCTTTTCTATCTGCATCTACAGGAACTAATTTCATGTATAATTTAGGATCTTCATTTTTTAATTTAGTTAATCTAGAACCAATAGTGGAAGGAGTTCTAGCTAAATCTTGTAAGAATCCATTGCGAACATCAGACATTAATTTAGTAGCACTATCTCTTCCAGCTGGAGTTTTAGAAGCTGAGATAAGCCAATTATACATCATATCCCAATCATCACCGTTAAACTCACCTGTCCAGAATTTTTTAGATAATTCTTGTGGGTTTACTTCTGATGATTCAGCAAAAAAGTTATGCATTTTGCCTGATCGTAAGATTTGACTTCTTTGTTTAGCTAATGAACCAGCCTCTGCCCATGCTTCTTTCCAAGCAGTACCACCCCCAGAGGGGTTATTCATAACTTCATCTATATGTTTTAATAGATCTTTAGCAGCTCTGCTTTCAACATCCGTGCCAGCAAAAGCTAATTCAGAAACTTCATCGCGCATAGCTTTAATTTGTTTTAAAGCATTAAAAGTGAATGTTCTGCCTTTATCATTTACAGATAAAGAAGCAACATTTTGGTTGCTCCAAACATTTTCGAACTTGTCTAAAAGTTCACCTAATCTACCACCTCTATTTTCAACACGCTCAGTAAGGTTTACTGTTTTATCAGGGGTTGTTTTTGTTATGGGTCGGCCTGTCGTAGGATCTAATATAGAGGACTCAATTGTTTCCCCCTTTATTACTTTATCTCCTGCTCTAGTTTGTGTGCCGACACGAAGTTCTTGTGCAAATCTTTGTATGGGGGAAAGATCAAATACTACACCATCTGCATCTGCTAATTCAAAAGCGGCGGTGTAAGCACGATCTACTGTGTGGTTCATGCTAGTACCTAATTCTTTGACAGCTGCACGAATATTAACCATTGTTTGTTCTATAGGCGCACCACCATCAGGACCAACTCTACTGGCATACATTTCTGTTAATTCTTTTGAAAGGTTTGAACCCTGTAAATCTAAATACATATGTAATTCAGCAGCAGTAAAACTTTCTACACCATCGGGGGTTGCTGCTTTTTCTTTAAGTTTATTATAAACAGCTTCCATTTGTCTATTAAAAACTCGTCCAGGAAGTTTTGATAAAGCAGCTACTTGCCCAGCTATTCTTTCAAATATCGGACCTTTTACTAATTGACCTACTGTAATTAAAGGAAGATCTAAACGTTCAGCAGCCGCTTGTGCTTTAAGACCAGATAGTGGGACCTTGCCAGCTAAGATACTAGAGTTTTCACCTGTGACTAAATTTTTAACCCTTGCACCAACGGATGGAGCGACTTTATTTACAGTAGCTTCTAAACTCGCTACTAAAGCAGCATTTTTCCAAACATCTGGATCAGCTGCCATTTCATCAAAAGACTTACCTGTTTCATTCACAGCCCATTGTTCTAATATATTTACTGCTCCTGTAACACCACCAACTGCTGCAGAACCAAGAATACTAGGGGGGAAAATTATAGAAGCAGCAATAGCTGCCGCAGTAGTAGGAGTGGTTATTTGTCCTTCTACATCTGCAACATCTTTCAGTATTTCACCGCCTGTACCTTCAGTGGGGTTAGCTATACTTATAGAAGGGTCAACACGATACAGATTGCCTTTAGGAACTAAACTATAAAGCTCGACAAATTTTCCATTGCCTTTATCTACTCTAATATACCTACCCTCGGGGTGCATTCTTTTAAAATAACCTCTACGGTCTTCAAATTTAGCTCGCTTTGTTAATTGTCTTCTTTCACCATATGTGATAGGACCAAGTGCATCTTTCCCTTGATAACCTTTATTTAACATTTGGTCTATAAGTAAATTTTCTACTCGTTGATCTTCTAAACGATCAAGTTCTAATTGGCTTTTGAAAGGATCGGAAGAAAGTAATTGCCCTTTGCCAACATCAGGTAGAACGGTTTGTGGGTCAAAATCCCGTGTTAAAGGGCTATCAGAAATAGAAATAGTAGCATCTTCAACAAACTGTTTTGCCAAGGCTTCTTTATTAACAGCATCTACTGTTTCTTGTGGCACGGACCGTTCTGGTACATCCTCTATACTCATAGGGGTAATACGCGCCCCTCCCGGAGTATACATAATATCTGGCTTAGTTTCTACAGTAAGAAGTCTATCATCTAACTCTAAAAAATCAAAAGGGACTTCGCCACCATCGGGGACTTGTTCTACAGTAAGAAGTCTATCATCTACAGCCATTTGTTAAATTCTTCCGCTAAGAGTTAAACCACTAAGCTGAGACCATAATTTTTCTACATACTCATCTTTAGGTACATTTGTTATTACTTTACCATTTGGATCTTTGAGTAACCCCTGTTGTACGATCGTACCTATATTCGCTTTGAAAGTATTTAGGTCAGGATACTTCTGTACTTGTGTTGCCATATTGTAAAGATTCTCACTCATCCTTACTTCTACACCAGAATTATTTGTTGCAGTAAATGGTTTTAAATCACCTTGTGGTAATGCATTTATTGTTGCTTGGTCAACAACTTCATTATCTAATTTAAATTGTGTTCGGGCAGCAGATAAAGCTAGATATTTATCTTCCGCGCTTGTATAAGTGTTTTGTTCATTAGCATTTTGCATCCATGATTGAACAAACTGTTGTTCTTTCACTGCTCTTTCTGCAGATTTTGTGTAAATCTCAGCTAGGTATTGTAAACCCTCTTTAGAAGTATACAGGCTTGGACCAGCACCTTGAACCATACGAAGTTCTTCAGTATTCAAATTACCTTGAACATATTCAGACATTCTTAATGAAAACTGATTAGAAGCTGTCTGAATAATTTCAGCACTTACAACACTTCCACCAAAAATAGCATTGTATGCATCTTTAGACATAGTATCCTGTAAATACTTTCCTAATCCAGGAATAGCATTGACAAATTTTTGTGTAGCTACACGAGTCGCAGCTAATGAACCTGTATCGAACTGTGCAGAAGCATCTGCTGCCTGAGTAGCAAAATCGCGTAACCCTGCTGTTTTTGTAGCATTTTCATTTATAGCTTCTACATCACTACCTAATAGTTTAGCGAATACTTCATCCGTAGCTTTGCGTGGGTTATAATTAAGAGTAGGCGTGATTTTGTTTTCTAAATACTTTTCAGTAATCTCGCCACGGTACTGAAGCATAGCTGCTTGGGCTTTTTCTTCACCATCTGTTTTCAAAACAGTATCATAAACAAGTTTTTCTTTTGCTGCCAGCATACGTTCAAATTCACCTGTCTTTGGCGAAATATTAGCTGCAAGTAATTCTACTTGTTCTAAAGTAGTTCTATATTCATTAATATTATCTTTAGTATTAAGACCTTTTAGAGTGGCTCTAAGTGTAGTAAGTTCACGAACATTCTGAACTAAATCAGTAGGGACTGGACCCATTTTTATCCCTGCTGCTTCTATAGGTGTTGCTACACCATCTGGTGTCAATTTGAAAAATTGACCTTGCGCGGTTTGGTAAACTTCAAAAGGTTTAGTTTGCCCTGCTACTGTTTTAATATCTACTGAACCAGTATCTTTATTTGTAACAACTATATCACCAGTATTACTTATTGTAGAAGTAAAATTACCTTTAGCTGTGCCGATAACTTTAAAACCATCACCTTCAACTGTGGGGTTTGCAGAAGAAGTATCAATGAGCATTACTTGCCCATTACCAAGCTTCTCTGTTTTATCAAATTTTCTTCCAGCAATGGTAGAAGCTACTTCACCAGTTCTTACATTAATACCATAAATAGTTCCATCATCAAGTTTTTGTATATTTAAATCGGGTATCTTTGCTGCTTCAGTAGCAAAGGTACTAAGCATTTTGTTTTTAGCTTCATCAGCAACAGCTTTACTTTTTGCTGCTGCTTCCATAGCTCCTTTTTTAGCTGCAATACCACTTTGTCCTTTAGCTTGCGCCATTTGCAAAATAGGGTCACTTACTGCTTTAATTGTTTCTGGTGCAAGAACAGAGCTTAATAACTCACCTTCTGGCGCATTAGCTACTGCTGCTGCTAACTGTAACCCAGAGATATAAGGATTTAATTCATATGCTTTTGCTGAATCTTTATATAATGCTTGGTATTGTGGTAATAATTCGGCAGTAGTCTGTGCTTCAGGAACTAAACCCATAAGCGTTTGGTAATTTTGAAGATTAAAACTCGCTGGTAAATTTGCTGAATTTATAGTATTTTCGCCTTGATTTCCAGAACCACCGCTACGCATTACAGGTTGTTCACCCATAGCCATACGAGCCATAGCTTCTTCCTGTCCAGGAGCTTGCATAGGTGGGCTACTCTGCATAGCCCCTTGTGTACCTAAATCACCTAACATTGACATAATACCTTCATCAACGATAGGACCACTTTCCGGAGAGCCTTGTTCGGAGGCTTCCATAAGAGTAAACGTGGGCTGTACTAAAGTAAGCGCAGACTCAGGTGTAGCATTAGCATCTTCTTTACCAATATATCCAGCAAGCTCTGCCCTACGCTGGTCAACACTCTGTGTATCACCACGGATGGCATTCATAATCCCTACATAATCTTCAGCATTATCTATTTCAGTATTTGTTTCTTTTAACCCACCAGCAATCTCACCTAGAAACCCTTCCATCTCAGCTTCTTGTTCAGGCGTTGTTTCTAACCCTGAAGTAATACCTGTACCAGCAGCAGAAGGGGGAGCCATCATAGCTTGCCCACCATTTGCAAACATTTGTCTTTTTAGAACTTCATCCATCATTAGCCGAATGCCTTATTAGCTGCACCGTATAAACTCAACCCACCAATCCCAGCTCCTAGTAATTGATTAAGCATAGAAGGTGAGGGTGTTGCTGCTTGAGAAGTTGTCATTTGTGTAGAAGGAGCACCGCGCAAAATATCACTGTAGAAACCAAGACGTTGGTATGGTTCAAATACTCTTTGCATTTCTGTTTGACGTGCAGCTTCATCCTGCGCCTGTAAGATTGCACGTTCCCGCTCACCCATATCAGATAGAGTAGCAACATCTTGTCTACCAAGTGTTGATGCCATTTCGCCTAGACCTGCTTGTTGCAGACCTAATTGACCAAGACCTTGGCCTAATTGACCAGCCGCCATACCAGCTTGACGTAACGCATCTTGTTGTGCTAGACCTAATTGACCAAGACCCATTCCAGCGGCACGTTGTTGTTCTAAACCTTGCAAACCTAATTGGCCTGATACTTGTCCAGCTTGAAGCTGTCTAGCTTGTTGGTTTGAAAAATCAGACCTTGCAGCATCTTGTGCCTGTATAAAGTTTTGAGCTTGTGCTTGTGCCAACGCACTTGCGCGGTTACGATCAATTTCTTGTTGTGAAATCATTCCTCGGCTACCACCAAAAGCACCTTGGCTTACAGCTTGACCTGCGGCTTGATTTTGTTGTATATCATAAGCACGATTAATTTCATCAGAAACAGCTTGCTGATATGGGTTCATATAAGCACTGGCAGATGTTGGATCATATGCCTGTGTTGCACCACCTATAGTTCCTTGCGCTCCAGCCACCTGACCCATTGCGCCTGTGCCAGCACCTTGCACCATACCTCTAGCTGCACCTGTTTGATCTGCTCCAGAAGCATAAATATTTCCCAATCCAGCTTGCATCGCGCCTTGCCCTGTACCCATAGTAGCAGAGCCTTGGGAAAGGTAAGGTTGATATGCACCCACACCACTCTGAGCTAAACCAAGAGCTCGTTGTTGAGCGTCAGTCATACCTTGTGAAGTAATTCCTGGAAGACCACCTGTGGGCGGTTGGCTTGCTAAAGATTTAGCTTGTTCCATTAAACCTATTTTATAGGCTTCAATCTTAGGGGCTTCTCTGGTAATTACGGTTTCAGTTGCCATTATGCCATCCCCTCAAACTTACGCATCATATCATACATACGTTTAGCACCCTCTGCACGGTTTCCACCGCCAGCACCACGGACAGCTTTAGCATTCATTACAAACTCACCATCACTTAACATAGCTGGTATAGAATCACTGGTTGGTGTTCCAGGACCATTGATAGAACCACCCCCTGCTGCTTCTTGAACTGGTGCTGATAAAAACCTTTCATCTTGATAGTATGGGTTATTACCATAAAAATCCCTACCAAAACCAAATTCTAATGGACGCTCATAATAAATTTCGTAACCTGTTACATCATCAAAACCATCACCATCTTCATCTACTTGGTCACCCATCAATGCACCAATACCCACGGCAGCTCCTGTCCCAGCAAGACCCAAAGGACCGTACTTAGCTAAGAAAGAAGGGTCTGCCGTAGATGCTTTAGTAACTGCATCTACAACTAATTTAGATTTTGCTGTTTGTGAAAGACCTTCTTGTCCTGCTTTCTTAAGAGCAGCATCTGTCACTTGCCCACTTTTTATAGCTGTTTCAGCAGCTTGGGCAGCTTTAAACTCAGGTGATATACTGGCGCGGCTTGGGCTAAGTATTGATTCTAATGTGCCTTCACCACTTACAACACCATCAACACCCACTACATTTTCAGCAGGGTTATACACATAATCTTTGAATGGATCACTTACATATTTTTCAAATACTGATTTAGGTTCAAATGCGTTTTGTATTCCTGGTTTTGGAGATGCTGCAATATCTTTAACGCTATCGAGAGAGCTTGATGAAAAAGGTTGGCCTGATGTATCAAGAACCTGTGTAACATCAGCGGTTGACGCTGCCGCATCAGGTGTTGCTGATGCCGCACCTGTTGCCTTAGTAGAGCCTGTGCCAAACATATTAGCTCTCATATTTGCTGCATAATCTAATGGATTAGTCGCAGCACTTCTTACATTAGTCATAAACGAACCTTGTCCTGTTGCCGGACCACTAAAGCCAGCAGTCACACCACCAATCGCACCTGATATAAGGGCTGATTTAGCAGCATCTTTTAAACTACCACCTTGTAAAAGTGTACTAATGCCAGACCCTGCTGCTGCACCATAAATTGGACCAAGAGCAAAAGATAAAGCAATAGGCAAAACAATTGGAGCAATTTTCTTAACAACTTTTTTGATTTTTCTAAACAGCTTTTTAAAGAAAAACTCAGGTTGTCCAGTTATAGGGTTTAAACTATTAAGCTCACTACCAACAACATAACGCTCAGGCTCTAAACCCATATCTTGCATTTGCTGATATATCATTGATTTCATGCGTGGGTTAGCTTCAAGCACTTCTAGAGGGATTACTGTTTCACCCTCCGCTGCATGAACTATATATGTATCACCTTCACGACCAAAATCAGCCAGCATTTTTGCGGCTGATTGCATTGTCTCAACACCGCCCTCAGGGACTAATGGTTGAACTTGTACTTGATATGGTAATGTGGTGATACCTTGCATCTTACTTTCCTTTAAAATGAGATGCAGGATAGCTACTCCTGATATTTGCTATTTGCATCATAACTTTATTATTCAAGTTACGCAACCTTAGGAAACAGATACGGTTACAGTTCCTATAAAGCCTGTTGCGCTAACAGAACCGCTAAATACATCGCCACCCTGCGCTATTTTTAAAAAACCACCATCAGCTATAAACATATCACCTTGTACAAAAGTATTACTAGATCCGCTACTTGGTATTTGTTGAAAATTAAGTTGTGGGTTCTGTAATTGTAGAATCATACTCTCAAGAGAGCGAACCAAATCTGTAAGATAAACAGTATCTATTTCTTGTGGAGGCGTGGGTAATCTAGGAAAAGGTGTTACATTATTTGCCATTATCGCCTCCCATCTTGTCTGATTTCTATGCGTGGGCTACCTAACCGCCAACGCACATCGGCATCAGTAGAAGCAACCTTTAGAGCAAAAGTCCTACCTCTTACTCTTATATCTGCTTTATTTGTATATTGCTCAAACGGCACTGTTGTAGAAGTAGATGTTCTAGTTACACCTGAAGCATCAGATTGTGCATAAGCCCCTCCTGGAAAATCACCACCTTGTACAGTAATATTCACAGAAGGTGAGGTAGCCCCAGAACCATTAAAAGTTAAATCAGGTATGATACGGCTAATAGAAACAAACCTATCTCCATCTCCCACATCTATAGGACTTGACTCAATAGAAGAAGTCATAGCTGAACCATCATCTAAATATCCCACTTCATGATTGTAAAGATACTGGCCTCCTGCAGCTATAGGGAATTGACGTATGCCTCTATCTATATAAGCTGTTCTGGAAAGTGAGCCATAATACCAAACCCCTTCCCCATAATTAAAAACAACATATTTATCATTTTCACCATCACCACCATTAGCAACAGCATTACCGTCAGAGCAATAGTACCATATGATTTCTGTAAACTCTGAGTTTACTCCTGCAAAAACTTTATCTGGTTGGCGTGAGTTAAAATCAAAAAATACTTTTTCTTTTACAGTACAAGGAAGCTCTTTTACTTGACCGTCGTATATATAAAAGTTTTCTTTGCCCATCCAAAAAATAGATTCATTTACAGAAACTGCAGAGTTCGGTCCCATTATAGTGGTGTGCGAAGCAATGGGTTGTATGCCAAACGTAAATGGAGCACCAATAAACTGCATTGAATGAACAGAGTTATTTGTAAAAATAACTATCTCTCTTTTAGTCTCAATAGCTCTTACAAACTCAGATCCCGAACCTATTCGTAAATCACCCGCCGTATTGGTACTTGTAGGACTCCAATCTAAAATATTTTCTTGGTCAGCAAATCGTATAAGCAAAGGATCTTGCTCTCCAGAACCTAACGGATTGCATCCAAAAGCGATAACATGTCTATCATTATCTGAAACCATTACTTGTTTAGCAACGGTGGGGGCATCAACAGAATTAGTAAAACTGGTAATATTGACAGCACGTTGAGTTAATCCATCACTTTTATTCCAATAAAAAATACCAGAATCACGAGGGTTAAATACTAAGTCTTCCCCAAAATTATCTTGAGACCATAATCTTAACTGTGTGATAGAGTTTAGAGTAGTGCCTGATCCCCATGTTCCTCTGCCCCATGTACCAGTACCCCATCCTGTACCACCCACGCTAGTATTCAAACCTGTATTAATCTGGTATGCACCATCTACTCCTGAGCCACCATTACCACTATCACTTGAATTTGCTGTAACAGTTGCACCTGAGGTATCTTTAGCAATAAAAGTATAGGTGCTTGTAGAAGGCACGGATACTATTTGGTATTCTTGATTAAGAACAGCCGCAGTGATAAGACCACCCAAACTAGCCGCCCCAGAAATAGTTACAAAATCACCTCCTACTGCTCCATGTGCAGAATCAGTAGCAGTAATTGTAGAAGAACCATCGGTAGCGGCAAAAGTAATACCATTAGTAGTAGTTGCTCTTATTGGAGTTACATCATAAAAATCTGTGCCTTTTTCAACGTAGAATTTTTGATGAGTACCAACACCCAGCAAATCGTCACCATCTAAAGCAACCCAATTAAATAATGAGCGCACAGTGCCAATATAAGTTTGACTAGAATATTTTTCCCAACCACCAATTATCTCAGGAAACCCTAATCTAAAACGCACTTTCTCACAGTCCACCCAACCCCCTTCATTCGAGTAAGAGGTTACGTCCCTATTAATTCCAGGCCTGAACTGCAACTTAGTTAGAGGCAATTTACTCTCCTAAGAAGCTGTGTAGCCTTTACCAGCCGTGATAGCGTTGGTTGTAGCAGTCATATCTTCACTGCCCCAATCAGTCATTGCTTTCATATGTTCCAAGTGTGCAACATTACGGTCAACTGCAGACTGACGATCAGCAGCGGTATAATGAGATTCTGCCATTTCATTGCCAGCAATAACATCAGTAATTAAGCCAACACTGTGACCCATAGCAGTGTAATCTTGTGCTTTTTCTGCGTCTGTTCTAGACATTTTAATCTCCTATCTTGGCTTCTAATTCAGCCACTTTTGCTGAAAGTTCTTTAACAGCATTGACAAGATGCCATGTCATGTTGTCAGGGTTTACACTAAGGCAACCTGTGCTTTCTTCATTGACCATATCAGGCAAGACTTGCTGTATTTCTTGAGCTATGACACCAAGTTGTGTGCCTTCTTTTTCAATAGCTGTATGAGATGGTAGTTCATCTATCTCGTCAGAAGTTCTGTATTCAAAGTTGCGAACGCGAACCTGATTGATTGCATCAAGGCCAGTATTGTTATCTTCAATATTTTTCTTAATGCGTCTATCAGATGTTGTGGCAAAACTTGCAGAGTTATTTCCGGCGTAAACAGCACCACCAGCCGCACTGATAAACGATGTTGAGTTGCCCTTACCAGCAGTGCTCGGTGTTCCTATAACTATTTGGTTAGTGCCATCAGCAGCGGAAGCATCAACATCAACTCCAATAAAAATACATTGATGACCTGTTGTCATTGCTTCACCAGCAAGGTATCCAAGACCCACATTATTGTAGCCAGTGGTCATTGAATTTCCAGCCTGACTGCCAACAAACGTATTTTGATAATATGCAGAAGCAGAAGACCCGCCCAAAGCATAACGCCCTACGGCAGTATTGTTGCCGCCAGTATTGTTATAATACAGTGCTTGACTACCGACTGCGGTATTATCAGCCCCTGTGGTATTTTCATTATTTGCCTGATGACCAACGGATACACAGAACGTGGAAGTTGTAGATTTACCAGCCGCAAAATAACCGAGACCTGTGTTATACGTACCTGTTGTTAATGTTTGCAGACTAGAATTTCCGTAACCGATATTGTAAGTACCAGTGGTCATAGCTGCTAGTGAATTTACTCCAAAAGCATCACTGTGGGTTCCTGTTGTGGCGGCAGTAAGAGCATTGACACCAACAGCAGTCATACTACTGCCTGTTGTACAAGCTACAAGAGCATTTGCACCGACTGCCGTAATGTTTGTTCCTGTCGTGTTTGAAAACAAAGCACTGTCACCGACTGCCGTATTGTTAGCCGCAGTGGTGTTTCCGCTTAGAGCATTTCTTCCAACGGCTACGTTGTTTGAGCCTGTCGTGTTTGCATCAAGCGCACTCAAGCCGACCGCTACATTTTCTGCGCCTGTAGTATTAACCTGCAATGCACTTCTACCAACAGCAGTGTTACTAGCACCTGTCGTGGTAGCCTCTAGTGCGGCTCTACCTACTGCCACGTTAGCAATCGCAGTAGTGTTAGCTTTCAAAGCACTGTCACCAA